TCGCAGGCCTTCCCGCCGAAGATGACAACCTTGGCAACCCGGAAGACTTTGCCAACGAAGCCCCGGCAGAAATCGACGCCAATGACGCCGTCGAGGAGAAGAACCCGGCTGATGGCTCCGTGAAGCCCGAGGCCGAAACCATCATCCCCGAAATCGACCCCGGTACGGGGACCGGCGATGTTGGTGAAACCCCTGTGCTCGAAGCCCCGGCCAGTGGCCGTCCGACGCAGGAGAGCCCGACCGACGCCCCCGTGTATGTTGCGCAGGAGAGTGCCGCACCGCTCGATCTCACCGGAACGGGCATCGGTGCAACGACAATCGAGGAGTACGTTGCTCCCGCCGAGGAGAACACCTGGATCATTGCTTCCGGCTCTTACTTGACCGATCCGTTCGGCAACAAGTACAACCAGCACGGCGACATGATCGATGACGACGGCAACGTGTTTAAGACACGCGAAGAAGTCATGATGCTGTCCGACGAAGAATTGCAGGCCATCCGTGCACCGGCAGCGCCGGTACGGCAGCCCGTTGTTTCGGAAGCGGTCGCCATGGAAGACGAGCACGGTCGCCGGCTCACGCCCTATGAGGCGGAGTTGCGCAACACGCAGCCTGTCAATCCGCCGCAAGTCGGTGCGTCCTCGATCTCGCGCCGCGAGGCTGAAATGAACCGGGGCAGGGAGGCCCTCAGTGGTCGCCGCCCGGAGGTCCGCCGCGCCGAGGAAATGAACCGGGGCGGTCAGTCCTAGTCCACAATCACGATTTGGGATGATATGAGAGGGCAGCGTCTTGCCAGCGCTGCCCTTTCGCTGTATAAGGTTACCACGCAAGGTAACAGTTCTTTGGGAAATTGACAACATGGCAAATGTGAACGGTCTACTTCGTGTAATTCCGGGGCCGCAGCTTGAAGCGCAGCTTGCAGAAGCAGACAGGGCAGCCTATGAGGCAAAGCAGGCGGCAGCCGGTGCTTCTGAACAGACCATGAGCGACCTTGCGGGGTATATCCGCAATGAATGGGATCGCTTCAAGCGACATCGTGACAGCAACTCTGGATGGACAAACCGCCTGATTACTGCGCTTCGCATGTTCAACGGACAGTATTCGCCCGAGGTGTTGCAGGAGATCGTCCGCTTTGGTGGGTCGCAGGTATTCGCCCGCATGATCGCCATGAAATGCCGTGGGGCGTCCTCGCTGTTGCGGGATATCTACCTAACCCCCGACCGGCCTTGGGGTATCGACCCCCCGGCTGACCCGGACGTCCCGCAGGATATCATTGACCGCATGATGGCGCTGGTCAACGGCGAAATCCAGAATATGCAGATGGCAGGCGAGCAGGTTCCGCCCGAGGCCATCCGCGACCGTATCAACGCTCTCATGGCGGCGGCTCGCCGGGCCGAGAAGAAACGCGCCAAGGATCGTGCCAAGCTCGCGCAGGACAAGATTGATGAAATGCTCGAAAGCGGCGGCTTCTACAAGGCGCTGGCCGAGATCATCGTGGACCTGCCCCTGTTTCCGTTCGGCTGCCTCAAGGGGCCAGTGGTCCGTATCGTCCCCTCTGTCAGCTACAAGGGAGGAAGGCCCACGATTACCAACGTGGCAAAGCTGTTCTGGTATCGCGTGTCCCCGTTCGATATCTGGTGGACCCCGGGCGTTTCCGACATCGAGGACGCGGCTACCATCGAGCTTTCCCGCCTGACACGTGCTGACCTCAATGACCTCCTCGACCTGCCGGGATACAACACCGACAACGTGCGGGCAGTGCTGCGTGACTATGGCCAGCGGGGTTATGTCGAGAGCCATATCTCCGGTGATCAGGAGCGGGCCGAGTTTGAGAGGCGTGAAAGCCCATCCATGAACTCGTCGGCCACTTTGCATTGCCTTGAATACAACGGCAATATTCAGGGCTCCATGCTTCGGCAGTATGGCATGAGCGAAGCACAGGTGCCCGACCCGGAGCGCGATTATTTCGTGCAAGTCTTCATGATTGGGCGTTATGTCATCAAGTGCCAGATGTCGCCCAGCCCCCGCAAGCGCCACCCCTACTATATCTCGTCGTTCGAGAAAGTGCCCGGCACGCCCGTAGGCAATGGTCTTCCGGATATCCTTGAAGATATCCAGAATGTCGCCAATGCCACCTTGCGCTCGCTGGTCAATAACATGTCCATCGCGTCCGGCCCGCAGGTCGTCATCCGTGATGACATGACAACGCCCGGCGCGGACAATGAGACATTGTACCCGTGGAAGCGCTGGCACGTCCAAGGCGACATGCTGTCCGGTGCGGGGGCGCAGTTGAAGCCGGTTGACTTCTTCCAGCCCAACTCGAACGCACAGGAACTGCTTGGGGTCTATACCAAGCTCGGTGAGATCGCGGACGAACTATCGGCCATCCCCCGCCACATGTCCGGTGCCAACCCGGGCGGCGGCGCTGGCCGTACCGCGTCCGGCCTTGCCATGCTCATGGGCAATGCGTCGAAGATATTGCAGACCGTCGCCGCGAACGTGGACCGTGACATCATCGGCCCGGCTCTGACCGGACTGTACGACATGATCATGTTGACAGACGACAGTGGCACGTTTACAGGTGACGAGAACATTCGCATCATGGGTGTCAATGTCGCTGTCCAGCGGGAGACACAGCGGGTACGCCAGCTTGAGTTCCTGCAAATCACGGCGAACCCAATGGATGCGCAGATCATCGGCATTCCGGGCCGTGCCAAGGTGCTCCGCTCGATTGCAAACGAAATCGGCCTTGATGGCGAGGGCGTCGTCCCGGCTGATGACGAACTTGGCGCATCTATTGCCCAAGTTCAGGCTGTAAACGGCGCAGCAGCCGCAGCAGAAGCACAGGGCGACCAATCAGGCCGTCCCGGCGCAACCGGCCCCCAAACCAACGTTACGGGCTAACAGGAGACTGAAATGAAGAGCTTCAAGACCAAGTCCATTTCCAAGAAATCGGGGATGGCAGTCAATGGTGGCAACACTACCATGCAGCACCAGCAGCACACCGGCACGCAGACCCCCGGCGTCTCCTCGCAGGAGAAGGGATCGTCCGGTGGCTTCGGTGCCAAGGGCGGCACCACCAAGATGTTCGGCAAACAGACCGTCAAGGCTCAGACCCCGGCTTAACCCGGGGTTACCTTGTGTGGTAACCATGGAGAATATTATGGCAGATGAAAAATCCCACATGTCGGACATTGCCAGCCCCAAGGCTGTGTCCACGGCGGGCACCAAGACAATCAAGCGCTATGACGCTGGTTTTGGTCGAGCGCCAGACATGGGGCGTGACATCATGATCCGCTACGGTGGGGTCTATTCCAAGAACCCCGATCCGTCGCAGTCCGACGTCATGCCCGGTTTTTGAGGCCACACCGCCATGCAGTCTCAAAAACAAAACCTCGTTACCGCCGCCGCCACTCTGGCAAAAACTGCTCCCTTTCAATGGCAGCAGTTTTTGGAAGCTTTGGCCGTCTATACTGAGACGCACAAAGATAACTTGGTAAAGTCGCCGCTCGAAAGACTACAGATTGCTCAAGGTCAGGCACAAGCTATGGTCAGCTTTACTGACGACATGATCAACTGTATTAAGAACGCCGACGCCATCAACACAGGAAAGAAAGTCTAATGACTGGTTATACTCCGCAGAAACAGCACCTCCCCATCGATCCCGACGTGAAGCTCCCCGCCGCCATCCGTGCGGCCTCGGCGCGTTCGGACGCCCTCCACAAGTCCGCCTACGAAGCAGAGGCCCCCGTGGCCGAAGTAACACCCGGCGACGGCAACAAGCAGGCCCCCACGGCAACGGTGGGCACGCCCCCGGCTCCACAGGCTACGCAGCCTCCTGTAAATGCCCCGCAGGCGACGACAACCCCTGCGCCGGTCCAACAGCCCACCCCGGACCAAAACAGCAATTCTCAGTCCAATTCGCAAGCCGACGACTGGCAGCACAAGTACAACTCCCTCAAGGGGCGGTATGACACGCAGGAACAGACCATCGCCAACCAGAGCAACCGCATCCGCAATCTGGAAGGACTGCTTGCTGCGCAGGCTGCGACCCCGGCTGCGACCCCGGCTGAATTGCAGTTCAAGCCCATAACGCCCAAGGATCGCGAGGAGTTTGGCGACGAGTTCCTCGACGTCGCCGCCCGCGCGGCTGCCGAGAAGCTCGTTCCCGAGTTGAAAACGCTTCGGGAAACTGTGACATCGTTGCAGTCGGCAATCGGTGCACAGGCTGAAACAGCCCGGGCAAACTCGGTCCAGAATGTCTACAAGACGCTCGATGACAAGCTGCCAAACTGGCGGGCTGTCAACAAGGACGTAAATTTTCTTGCATGGGCGGGCTTGCCAGACCCGATGTCGGGTGTTATACGTCAGGCATTGATGCGTG